CTCCGATCGGAAAGATAGATTATTCAAATGACTGGTTAAAATTGCAAAGAAAGTGGTCGCGGCCGGCGGCATACAGGGGCAGGACCGCCAGTGTGCGGGATTAGATTTGAGTTATAAATTATGGATTTTGTAAATAAGATAATCTGCGGTGACTGGATTAGAGTATTAAAGGGTTTACCCTCGAATACTTTTCACTGCTGTATCACATCCCCTCCCTACTGGGGACAGCGGAACTACGGAGTTGACGGCCAGTTGGGGCTTGAAAAGACGCCGGAAGAGCATATCGAAAAACTGGTCGAGGGCTTTAGTGAGGTTTGCAGGGTATTGCGGCCGGACGGCGTACTCTGGCTGAATTACGGGGATAAATATGGAACATCCAGCGGTGCTGGTAGTAGAGAAAATTATAAACAATCAACAAATAGAGGCAGCGGATATTATTGGCAAAATGGCAGAAAAGGAATAAGTGAGAAAAATCTTCTCATGCTTCCTGCCCGGGTGGCTCTGGCTTTGCAGGCGGACGGCTGGATTTTACGCTCCGATGTTATCTGGGCGAAGGCTCTGTCATTTTGCGATGAATATTCCGGCTCGACAATGCCGGAAAGTGTAAACGGCTGGCGTTGGGAACGGCACAGAGTGAAAGTAAAAGGTGGAAACAGAGGCAAAGAAGCACAGAGAATAGGTTCTATGCCTGAGCGTCCGCAACAAGACCACAACGGCCGGGATTTTCAATCTTCCTCCGAATGGCAAGATTGTCCCGGCTGTGAGAAGTGCGAAAAGAACGGCGGTCTGATTTTAAGGTGTGGCTCGTGGCGATGCACTAAGGGCCATGAATACATATTCCAGCTTGTCAAATCAGGCAATTACTTTTGCGATATGGAGGCGGTAAGAGAAAAGATTAGTGAAGAAACCAGACGTGCTATTACATTTAGAAATGATTGTTATACAGAGAATAAGCAACATAACAATAGCAAAAAACAGGAAAGAGATTTTAAAGCTATAGATGGAGAACCATCATATTCCGGCCGCAACTTACGTGATGTCTGGGTTATCAATCCGCAGGCTTACCCTGACGCCCATTACGCAACGTTTCCGGAGGCTTTGGTAGAGCCTTGCATAAAGGTATCGACTTCCCAGAAGGGCGTCTGCCCGAAGTGCGGGGCGCCGTGGGCAAGGATAATTGAGAGCGATTATATAAAACATAGGCCGTCAGGTGGGAAAAAAACAAGAATCGAAAGAGGAAACCGAGTACATGATGGAGGCAGTGGAAATTGGGGAACATTTGGAACGAATTTAAGAAGAAACGATACAACTCTTGGCTGGAAGGCTACTTGTTCGTGCGGGATTGAAAAAACACAGCCAGCCCTTGTTCTCGACCCGTTCATGGGTTCGGGGACCGTCGGCATGGTATCAGCCAAGCTCGGAAGGAATTATACAGGTATAGAGATTAATCCCGAATATATCGAGAACCAGGCGAAATACAGACTGGCCGAGGGTGAGACGGGAATACCGAAAAAGGAATTAATGGCAGGCCAGAAGGTTTTGTTCGAATGAATGGAATTATTAATGAAAACTAAAAAATCAAAATTAAAAACTATCGGGATCGAGATGCCGTTCGGATATTGCCTGGTCAAGGGCAGTGAGCTTCGAAAGATCCAGACGGAACTGCGAGAGGCGAAATTCAAGGCCGCGGTACGGGCCAGGCTGATCAGTAAATTATACTTGGAACTGGCTAAAAAAGGGATTCAATGGTACAGGAAGTGACATTATAAAAACAGAAATCAGAAGGCAGAAGTCAGAAGACAGAATGATTTGAGATTTAAGGATTTGAAAATGGGAAAGACAATGAATGGATATGATTTTTTTAAAGAAACAGAGGCGGGTAAGGCCCTTTTGAAAGTGCTGCCGCCGAAACTGACGAGGGTGATTATCGATATTAAAATCGATGAGGCGGTGAAAATTTATTGCAGCTCATACGAGACCGGCGAAGCGTTCAATCTTAATTGGGACAATATTATTGAAAGGCTCGAAATTGTTAATAACGAACCGGATCATTATTTTATTGCAGCCGAAGATATAAAAACAGGGGATCCTGTATTTATATCTGAGCTGGATAAAAAGCTTCATAAATTAAATATGAAGATATGATTTGAGATTTAAGATTTGAAAGCCCCTGCGGTGATTGAGCGGAAAGCAGTCACGAATGACAGCTAAAAAAGTTAAAAGTAAAAAGTCAAAAGGCAAAAATAAGCCACCGCGGCGAAGGAGCGGGAGACTGACTTTGGCCGAGTGCCAGCGGCTGGGTTATCAATACGGCGATATAGCTGAGGCGGATATCAATTCGGGTATCGGGCCGAACCTATCGAAATATCTAACCAGACACCCGAAATTGAGAGCCGCATACGACCGCGGCAGGCTGCTGAAGAAACTGGTAGAGCTGGCACCGGTTGCAACGGTGACAGATGCCGCCAGGCAATTGAAAAATATCGGGTTCGTGCAGTTCAAAACGGGCCAGGATTTGCGTGATTTCCTCGATAAGGATTCGGAGGCGTGCGAGCTATGGGACACAGCCGATACCAATGCAACTATCGAAAACCGCGAATCACTAAGAAGAACGGCCGGCGAAGGAAATACAAAGGCTATCCAGATGATGGATACGTGGTTTAGGGACCGCAAGGGCGAGAGTGCGGTTTCGGGACAGTCCTTCGACAGAGTCAATATTAACCAGATGACCGAATTGTTCGGTGTAGCAAGACAGACAATCTACGAATGGCGGACGCAAAAAGGGCTGCCGGTCAATGTAGACGGTACTTTCGATCTGCATTCGGCGATATCCTGGTTCGAGGACTTTACCCTAAAAAAAGCGGTTCGAGGCAATTCGGCGATAAGTCCCCTCAATCCCTTCCAGAGTGTTAAGACCGAAAGAGAACGCCTGAAATTAGAGCAGGACCGCGGCGAGCTCATAGAGCGGGGTTCCGTCATCGCCTGGCGATGCGCAATCCTGCAGAATATAGTCAATGCCTTTAATAATATTACGGACCTGGCTAATCGTGTATTCGGCCAGAGCCGCGAGGAAATAGTTTCGCGATTAGAGGAGTTCAGGGACGATGTCACCGCCAAACTGCAGCATGTGCCGGCGGCATTGAAATTAACATCCGAAGCGACGAAAAAACTTCAAGAGCTGGATGAGATTTTGAAACCACAAAAGACATCCGTCGCCGCCTCCGTTCAAGAGGCTATGCCGGACAGGGAAATCAGAAGTCAGAAGTCAGAATGATTTGAGATTCAAGATATGATCCCCGCAGTTTTAAAACAAAACAAGACACGGGAACTAAGAAAAGATAGTGACATTATGGGAAAAAAAAATATAAAAAACAAAATAATATACCTTAGCGCCTTTATGGGAAATTTGAACCACGAATGAACATGAATTTTAGAAAGGTAAATTATGAAAAAACAAAAAATCAAACCGGGCGATATTTTAAATATTTCAGGTGGTCCATTTCGAGGTATAGCTATTAAATATGAACCTAAAACAAAGTTAGATGTAATCAAAGTTAAACCACGAAGGACATCCGTCGCCGCCTCCGTTCAAGAGGCTATGCCGGACAGGGAAGTCAGAAGTCAGAAGTCAGAATGATTTGAAATATGAGATTTGAAAATAAGATAGAATGGTGGCATTATGAAAGACTTGGAAGGTTGTGATATATTTGTAACAGTTGAACAAAGCATCAAGATAATTGAAATGTATTTAAATTTAGATAAAAACGTTTCAGATTTACCTACGGAATTGATGTATGTTCATAAAGATTTTGTTAAACGTTTTGCAGAAGTAGCCATTAATTGTTTGATAAATATCAAATTTTTAACAAGCCTTATATATTCTCAGACGACAAATACAGATGATAACATCAACTGAACAAAACTTAGAACTCAAAACTCAAAACTCAGAACTGCTTTTGAGATATCGGCCCCTGCCGTTATTCGAGGAGGAGCTGGAGATTCTCGCGCCCCGAAAAAAACAGCACATGCTGGACTGGATGCAGCAGTATTATGTTCTGCCTTCCAAATCATCGCGAATAAAGGGGCCGTGGTCTCTGTCGATAACGCCTTACTGGCGGGTAGTAATCGAATGGCTGTGCGATCTCACTACACGGGTTATCTGGGTCTATGCCGCCACGCAGACGGGCAAGAGCGTTATCCTGGGCGGCTGGATGGGTTACTGTATCGATATCGACCCGGGGCCGATGAAGGTGGTTCTTCCCGATGAGAAGGTTATCAAAAAGAGAATCAAGCGGCTCAAGCCTGCGTTTGAGAACAGCCCTCGAATATTGCGGCATTTAGGCGGTGATATCCGAAATCTTCTTATAGGTGAGCCGACGGATCTGGATAATATGCAGATTGTTTTAGCCTGGCCTACAAGCCCGATTACCCTTTCGGACGATCCATCACGGTACGTGGCCGGCGATGAGGTGGCACTGTGGCCGCAGGAAGTTAAGGACGATACCGATGCGATAAGCCTGCTGGGCAACCGTACAAGGACATACGAACAGATAAGCAAGCAGTTTTACGTGACTTCGCCAAAAAATAAAAACGACCTGGCCGATATTAACTTCGAATCCTGCCAGAAGTGGTCAATACATATCCCCTGCCCGGACTGCGGGGTTTATCACGAGGCAATGTTCGAAAACGTCAAGCTCGAAAAAGACAAAGACGGCAGCTTTCTCAAGCCCGCCGATTATAAACGCGGCCACGGCCGCAAGCGCCATGCCTGGTATGTCTGCCCGAGCTGCAACTCGAAATGGTCGGAGCTCGAGCGCAAGGCGGCGATATCCGGATGCCGGGCGTGCCCGCAAGGTGCTTCGATAGATAAGAACGGGGAGATCGTAGGTGATTATGAGGAGTCCACTCACAAGGCGATAAGAATACCGGCCGTACTGGTCGATCCGATGTTCACGACGGTAGATACCCTTGCCGCCGAATGGGCAATCGCCGACAGGAATCGCAAGGCGGGAAATATTCTGCCGCTGCGAAATTTCTGGAACAATCAGAACGCCCGGGCCTGGGAGCAAAGGGAGCGGGCGACTTCGCTCGAGGAATTAAAAAGACATATCAGCGATTTCTCGATGCGGGACCGCATGGTACCGGGCAAAGTGCAGATAATCTGTCACGGTATCGATGTCCAGTCCGATCATGTCTGGGTAGTGACAAAGGGTTACGGTTATCGAAACCAGCAGTGGCTTTTGTTCGCCGGGCGGATAGAGACCGGCCATACGGGAAAGCCGGAGAACTGGGATATTGTCGAGAGCTTCGTTCGAAGCGAATGGATTTTCGATATCGATACGACGATAAAAATTTTCGCTTCGCGGGTCGCGGTGGACTGCCGGTACCAAAGGGCCGAGGGAAGGGACGAGGAATCGACGGTCGTTTATGATTTCTGCCTGAGATTTCCGCCCGATACCGTTATCCCTGTGATGGGCTACGGTAGGGACAGGATGCGAACTTCGCTTTATAAGGTCCGGCCGGTAGTGGGTAAGGCATTGAAACGATTTGATATTAACGTCGATATGGGCAAGGACCGGCTCTGGCAGGTACTGTTCGATAAGGAAAAATCGCCCGGCCCCGGGTATATGCACCTGCCGAACGATCTGCCGGAATCGTTTATGCGGCAATTAGCATCGGAGGCCCAGTTCGTCAAGCGGGCAAGGAGCGGCCGAGAGGTAGTGACCTGGGAAAAGAAGCCGGGCTTTCGCGAGAACCATCTATGGGACGCCAATGTTTACTGCGACCTTGCGGCCGAATTAGCCGGTGTATTTCACCTGGCTGATGTGGATTACGTAATGCAAATCAGAAACCAAAAGAAACTGGAAAAACAATCAGAAGGCCGGGCAGTCGGCCAGCGAACAATAAGAACTAAATATTAAAAAGGATTTTGTTATGTCGAAGAAAAAAGGCCAGAAAAAAACAGCCAAAAAACCGCAAAAGCTTTGGTCGTTTCCTACGGTTAGTAAATGCCCGCGATGCGGTTCTACAGATACGATTTGTCGCAATACGAATATAACAATCGGCAGGCAATACAGGCAGTGCCAGAGAGCCGTTTGCCGGCACAGATATAGCATTGACGGCAAAAAAGTATAATATTTTTCCAAACTTGGAAAAACTTTAGGCAAAATCCCGGTTTTAGCGGTTTTTTTTATTGTTTAATAACCGTAATTTTAGGAAATTTAATACTGACAATTGAATAAAAGGGCGATCAATCGGCCGCCGACGGGCGGCTATTGTTAAGAATATTAAACGGCGAGTTGGCAGCCAACACCAGCTCGCCGTTTTTTATTTGCCCCGACGAAAGGTTTGAAATATGTCACTAACCAGCTCATCAAAATTAAGCGATGCGATCGGTCAATTAAACGATAATCTTCTCTGGGAGGGCGATTTTACAAAGGCACAAAAGGCTCTCGAGGCGATAAGATTTATTCTCGCAAACAGGCCGCTGAGGATAGCCGAGGAATCGCAATCGATGGACTACGAATCGCTCAAAGACCAGGCCAAAAAAATAGAAGATTACCTCGGAAGCTCCACTACGACCGTTGAAAGAACAAGCTTCACTCAGGGAAGGATGCTGATTTAATGCCCGCCGTAAGAACGCCAAAAAGAGAAGATACAGGGCACGATAAGATTACCATCGAGGGCCAGTTCGGCAGATATACGGCACTTGGTTTTCGGTCGGCTTCGATTGCGGAGAGGGAGGGCCGCGGCTATTCCGGAGGCTCAGGCGATGCCCACAGCAGGTACGACCGGCCGAGACTTATCAACCAGAGCAGGACCTTCTACCGCGATAACGGTTTATATAAGGGTATGATAGATCGTGCCATCGATTATATGGTAGGATCAGGATTCACGCTTCAGGTCAAAACCGATAATACTAATTTCAATAAAAAACTGGAGGGTTTTTGGAACTCCTGGAATTTCAAGCCTGAAATCAGGGGACTGCTTCTGGGATTCGAAACGGCACAGATGTTCCTCAGAGAGGCCATAATTTGCGGTGACATCGGTGCTATAAAAACCAATAAAGGCGTTTTGCAATTGATTGAGGCCGAGCAAATAAACGGCGGAAACCAGTCCAAAGACGGTATCGACAAAAATATGTTCGGAGTTCCGACCGGATACTGGGTAAGCGGCTATAACGACCACGGATATCTCAATACGACAACGTCGAGAAAGATTGACCCGGGGGATTTTCTTTTTATGACGAATCCGGACAGGCCAAGCTCTACGCGGGGTGTGCCTGCCTGCCAAAGTGTATTTGCAATGCTGCACAGGATTAATGATGTCTGCGATTCGGAAGCGATTGCGATGCAGCTTCTGAGCAGGCTGGCGGTCGCCGTCACTCGTGAGAACGCGGACCAAAGGGCATTTATAGAAAGCAAGGAAGATCCTAAAAAATCGGGAACTGATACCACCGGCCAGTTGGGCTCGCGGCTGATAGAGCTTGAATATGCCCTTATGTTCCACGCCCGGCCGGGCGAGAAGATAGAAGGGATTGAGCACAATATCCCCGGCAAGAATTTTGGTGACTCATTAAAATTGTTTTTAAGACTGCTGGGCCTGCCGCTGGGGCTGCCCCTTGAAATAATCCTTCTGGACTGGACGAATAGTAATTATTCGCAGAGCCGGGCGGTATTAGAGCA